GCTAAGTTTTTGTTGTGGGAAAAAATATGCCATTTTTTTTACAATTTCTTTTAACCTACAAATATATTAAAAAATATTCATAAATACTAATAATTATCTATAGTTTTTCTTAAACATAACTCCAGACTTAGATAATAACGTACTTGCAACGATATTTTGGGGTGTTTCTTTTATTAATTCTTGTTCATATCGTTCTTCAATAAAGAACATAAGTTGCATAAAACCCATCACTCTATCAAAGTTTCCTTCTCTATGATATGCAATAAGTTCCTCTATTAAAGCTGGGCTAGGCAATAAATCCATATTATATATCATAGTCCCATCCTCTCCTTTACCTCGTTCAGTCCATAACCATCTAAGTATAAATTTCTCTCCCGCATCTTTCATACGATCATTCATATGGCAACCTTTTATCCTAGCTACTGTAGAATTCGTAATAACCTTTGAGATAACATTGTCTGGTTGATTCGCCAATAAATGCATCTTACCTCTCCTTTTAAAATAAGATAAAACTTCTCCCCTATCATTCTCAAACATAATTTGAGCTCCTCCATAATATTCTGCTAAGAGCTCCAGATTTCTATTATATATCTCAATATTATCAGGTCGTCCTACATACTCTGCTACAATTTCGTCATATCCAAAATCAAACTTTTGATAAGTTTTATAGACATAAGCAGCATTTAAAGACTTACCACCTGCTTTATCAAAAGCTACAGGATCGAGTCCAATTCTATATAAATCATGAGGCATATCTTCAGGCGGATGTTGATATATAGTTATACATCCATCTATAGGATCATTAGGTCCATGAGGAAATTTATTCAAAGGAAATAATCTTTTACTTAAATCGGGTTTAAATCTTACCTCATCATCTTCTATATGTAAGGTCCCATGCCCTCCTAATTTTAAATATTTATCATCTGTCTTTAATTTAGACAACACATTATATAATTCTACAGCTGGGAAAACGGCTCCTTCACTTCTTAAGAATGCTTCCTTAGGTGTGTGAGGATGCTGAGTCACCATCATATTGTATGCTTTAGGATCAGCTTTTTTCTTTTCTTCTCTCTCAAGATCTATATCTTCAATAGCTTTTTCTCTTAAAGCATTTCCATATTTATCCATAAAAGGCTCTCTATACCAAGCATCATCTACAAACCATCCAGCTTCTCCTACCGCATTTTCGTCATAAACATTCTGATAACTCCTGAGGCCGTAGGCCGAAGGATTGTAAAACATCGCTTCGAAATCTGCGTTAGTTCCATTTTTGCTATTACCCCCTGTACCATATATGATAGGAATACCAATCATAATATTACCATCTTTAAATAAAGGATAAGAACGTTGATACGCCTGCATGATCCCAGGCCAATCTCCCGCTTCTTCGAATAACATTCGTTCAGCAGTACGTCCTACGGATTTCTGAGGAGAATCTTTAAAAGATAAAGCTAGTATTTCAGATTTATAACCTTTTTGAATATTAATCCCAGATATAATATCCTTCTCTACATAACCTGCTTTTATATGATCTTGCCTATCAATTAGAACACCCTTTACCCAATCGGTATTATCGTTGATAAAGTTGATCATGTTTTTGGCCATCTCCATTGTGTTGGACCAAAAAACTTTTTCGTATGCAGCAAGGATAGAAATAGAAAAAGGAAAGAAATGATATTTCCAAGCCATTCCAAAAGCATTCTTATAAGAGAATCCCTTACGTCTAGCTTTTACAACTATCATTCCTTGACCATTAAGTTCTGCTTGTTCAAGTTCATGATACCAATAATAATCCATATCAATGAACTTAGGGAAAGTATCTATCTTTCTTTGACGTTTCCCATCTCCAACAGTAGCAAGAATACGACCAAAATTAAGATAAGCATAATGTTCTCCAGTTATTCTAACACCTCCAATAGTATAACCTTTTTTACATCTTCTTTCTTCCTTATCCCAATATTCAATATGTTCTGAAGTACCTTCTGGAGCATGAGTGTAAACACCATGCTTCAGAAAATACTTGGAAGATTCGCTAAAAAGATTTGTATTCACAAACTTCAAATAATCTTGATCAGTGTGTTTGAGTGGATTATTTTTGTTTGGATCTATCTCCTCCCAGGACTTAGCTAACTTCACTATTGTTGTTTTCTTATATATTCTAAAATTATATCTATCTTCTTTTTCATTTCCTCGATATTTTCTGCTGCCTTTTCGTGGTGACGAGAGAATTGATTCTTTACTTCATATAAGCTAAACACTAAAAACCTATATAGTGCATATAAAGCTCCTAGTAATAATATTAATGGTAACCCATATCCTTCTATTAATTTTAATATCTCTTCCATTTTTTTCTAACTCTATCTATTTTTTTTTACTTTTTCCAAACTTCTACCACCAAAATAGGCACCAATCACAGTTATTAACACTAATTGTAATAGATCTGTCCATTTTTCTTCAACTTTAAAAGTTATAGTTCCAGCATCAATGAATATCATTAATACTGTAGATATAACTAAGAATGCTAAAGTCATTGGTCTTATATTTTTTGATAGCCACGAATCGGATTGCATATCCGCATTCCATCGATCTGTTATCGTTTTCTCCATTTCGACTTCGTAATTGGAGATCAATTCTTTTATTTTTAACTCAGCTGCTAGTTTCTCTTCTTTCGATGTATGTAAGTTATCTATAACTCCACCTACTCCTTTTATGAGCTCTGTAGCTCCACTTGAAAATATTTTACTTAATATGTTCATAATTTTTTATCTAAGTCTATATATGATATTGTTACTTCTTCATTATTTTCCAACGCTTTGGCAATTGGAGGATAAACTCTTTTATACGCTTGACTAGAGTGTCCAATATATCCATCTTCTCTAATAATATTATTCTCCTGACTGTCACCCAAAAGTAAACAGCCCGCACTATGGTCATCAGTATTACCACAATGAATGAGAATATACTTAAAATTAGGTACGTTAGTAACATGAAGAGTACCCCTATGTACACCAGGAAATCTTTTAATATATTTTTCATGTAATCGTCCTACTGTTCTTAAATTAATTTTATATGTTCCTTGAGGAATTCTTGTTTCTGAATAAACCTTTTCTTCTCTATACTCATCCTCTAAAGTATAGCAAAGAAATTTAATACCATTTGTTATATCAAATAATAATCCACTTGTAGAATCTTTTTGACTACTAAATCTTAATACTTGTAATTTCATTTTATTTCATTTTAGGATCTTCTCTATTGCCTTTCATTCTTTGACCTCTTAAAGTTCCAGTTTTTGTTTGTTCTTTCTCTACTTGTTCTCTAACTTTGGTTAAAGATTCTACTACATTTCCGATTTTAGATAAGGCTGATACTACATCATTAGGTTTATATATAGGTTTACCTCCTTTATCTCTTTCCTGCAAATCTACACTTTTCAAATAAGTGATCAGATTATGAACAGTAATTAAAGAGGCATCTAATAAGTGCATAGCAGGTGTTTCTTGAAGACTTTTATATTTATTTATAGCTTCTTGTACATGAGGTGGAGGATCATAATTAACATCCTTCATAAAATCTTTAGCGACTATTTCTGCCAAAGCTTCAGGAGATAAAGATAAAGCATATGGAGAATTATAATCTGCAATAAAATAAACATAAGATAGTTCTTTTATAGCTACATCTTCATCTTTATTATCCCAAATAGTTTTAAATTCAGGAATTAATAAAGCTTGTGGTGTAATGATTACCTTATGATTTTTAAATTCAAATAGATTCATGTAAGTCTTTTTTGTCAATATCTATCTTGACTTTAACTTTTAAATCTTTATCTCTTAATGAACCCTCACTAAATAAAATTCTTATTGCGGATTCAATAGTCCTCCCTGTTCCTTCAAAAGTGACTGTAACAACTTCTATATTTTTCTTTACCTCTCCCATTTATCTAAAGGACATTTTTTATCTGGTGCATATACATTTTGAGGAAATCCACATCCACATTCAGCGCATTTAAATCCTCTAACAGTTTTAGGGTCTTTCATTTTATCTGTATGAGATGGATGAATCATTTGTCTCGTTTTTTGATGGACTCGTTCTCCTTTATTGTTTTCTACTATTTTATTAATAAATTGAAAAAACCCTGACTCTACAAGACTTGGGCATTCTCTACAAACTGCAGCTCTTTCTAAAGCTACTTCTTCTACCTTAGGATCTACATTTCCATGTGGTTTTGCCGCCTCAAAATAATTTAACCAGCCGTCCTTAATGTTTTTTAATATACCCATCGAATGTACCTTTTTTAATTTCTTCAATCATAATCTCAAATTGTTCTTTTGTCCACACAGAAAAACCTTCATCTTCCCCACCTAAAATAACTTTATCTAAATCTTTATGAATATTAATAGAAGGACAAGTCTTACAAGTCCTACACATAGTTACATTAACGCCTCTAGATGAATCTATATTACGATCTGTATCATAATAATACTTACTATGTTTTGCCATATTACAATTTATTTAAGAACTCATATAATTTATTTTCTAATTCTTTTCTTTGTTTTTTCTCAAACAAGGGTTTTCCATGTTCTGTACCTATACCAATTGCTAATGAATTCATAAGCAATGATACTTTTCTGGCCATTAAATCTGTCTTTGCAGAACTTATTTGAAAATCTTCTTGAATTTTTCTTAATTGTTCTTCTCTAGAAGTTAGAGGTCGATTTATATCAATCGTTGGATTTGTGTTAGTTTCCATATTATTTTAATTTAATTATACTAATTATTTGTTCTATCTTATTGAGCTCGGTCACTTTTTTTACAAGTTCTTCTTTGTGATCTTCTCCATCCAGATCTGTTGCCAGATCTACAATTTGGTTTTGTATGTTTGATTTTTCGTATATCCAATATTTTTCTGCATTGGCAAAGATACTATTTTTTTCTTCGTTCATTTCTTATTTTTAATAAATTAGTCACTTCTTTTATTCCTTCCTCCCTGTCAATTTTATTTTTCTTTATTTTAGAAATTAAAGTTCTTATGATAAAATCTAATCTTCCGTTCTTAACCTTAAATGTCCCCAAACGGTGGAGCAAGATAGCAGGTAATTTTGGATTTTCCAAACTTTTCTTTAAAAAATTAAATTGATGTCTTATAACATGTTCTACAACATATTTAGAAATCTCATATTCTTTAGCTATTTCTTTATATAACTCTGACAAAATCGGCTGCTTCATCTGGTGAAAATAATACTTCCATATTTTTATATACAGTAGGCAGTTCTATTGTATCTTCAAAACCTAAGAAAGATTTAAGCAAAAAACTCCCTTGAGTATTTAATATAAGATATTTAGGTTTTTGTCCACTATTTCTTAGCCCAAATTTATCCAATTGTTGTCTAATTAATAAATCAATAAGTTCTGCTTTATCTAAAATATCATCAGTCATTTTTAAAAATATATCTAAATGTTAGTTCTAATTCTTTTTCTCCTTCTGGTATATTAATTCTTGGATTTAAAATTAATTTATTAGTTTTATCTTTAATTATGACTCCTTTATCTTTAAAATACTTTATATAGTTATCTATATTGGAAGGTGAATTAAACTTAAAACGCTCCTTTATTAAACGTCTAGCTTGTGTACCAAAACGTTCAGACGCAATATCCCCATTTAATTCCATGAATGCAGACAGTATATCTATCTCTCGAAGTGTTAGTGGTTTTGGCAAAATGACATTAACCAATTTAAGATATTTTGGATAGAATGCTTTGCGTTTTATTGTTTCTTTTTTTACTCTTTTGGCCATATTATATAAACTATTATTATACAAATATAAACTATATAATTGAAATACACAAGTTTATGCAACGACTCTTTCCCTCCCTGCCGTTTTTTGAATCCCGAAAACTTGTAAGCCTCAGGAGGAGGAAGGGGGAAAATACTTACAAGAAATCAGCCTTGATTTTTTAGGGTCGTGTGTTTCTACCACATCGATTGCTCGCTAATTAAAGTGAGTTTTGTTACTAGTTTAAAAGTAGTAACGTAAGACGTAGTAGCTCTACTTCATATCATATTATTTTCTTGGTAGAGTATCCCAGAGTCACTGGTGAGTAATTAAAACTATGCAAATATAAATAAAAAAAGTTTATAAAAAAAATTTTTTAGATCTATTTTCGAGATCGTATGCCACACTAAAGGAAATCCCCCTGGTTCTGTCTTGGCGAAACCCTCCCGTAGGGCGAAGCCCGAAACTGAAAAAGCAAAACGCAGTTTTGCCTACATCCTTAGGCAAATGCGTTAGCATTGGATGTTTTGCGTGTAATTTTGCACGAACCTCAAACCTATTGAGTATGGATGATATCATAGTCGGTATTATTTCTGCCTTTATAGATGAGAGCAACCAAAGGGTTGATAATCCTGTGATTAGAACAGCGTCAGATGGTAGAACATTTGCAGTTGTTGTGATACAAGAAGATTGTCCTGATGGTGTTGCTGATTTCAGTGATGGAGTAGCTAAGGCTATCTTCCAACCTGATAAGGTGCTTAAGTCTTTAAAGAAAGGTATGAAAGTTAGAGTATAACCTAACCTACATATCAGGTTTAAACCTATTGACTACCTTACATAAGGTAGCGTGTACAGGATAAGGTACACAAACACAGCCATTGGAAAGGGGGCATGATACCCTTTCCGCCCTTAGGGGCATAGTATGTATTAACCCTTTTTTTATTTCTCGTGGCCTGGCCACAACTGTTCTACTCTGGTCTGGCCAATGTCCTCAACTGTTCTGGCCACAAACTGACGGCAACTGGTAAAAGACCACAAATCACGAATTAAA